TGAACATAAGCGGTGCCGATTTCATTGAAGGCCGTAATAGACTCATCCTTCATTGTATTGAGGAATATTTTATTATCAGCCTCATTATCCTGCGATTGCTTGTGTGCGTCAGTCTGCAACTGTGTTTGAAGTTCGGTTGCTCGTTTCCGTAACTCCTGAAGTTTTTCAATGTGTTGATTCTCCAGCTGCTCCATGGCCGAGTTATGCTTGGCCTGCGCTGACTCTTCTTTAATCATTAACTCAAGTGCCGCCTGCTGCTTCTGATTTTCGTCTATATTGGCCCTGTCCTTAGAAACACTTTCCTGGTCACCTATTTTCAGTACGTGCTTATCCTTAAGTTTGTCGCTCTCTTTACTTCCATATATTCTACCCCGGGCCGCATTCGCTTTTGCTTCAATCTCATTTATCACCCGAGAAGCATCGTTACTTATTTCCTGTAACATCTTATTGACACCGGAACTTGTAATGCTTGCAATATCCCTATTGATTGTTGTGTTAGCCTGCTGCATCTTTAGACCCAGTGAAGACAAAACAACATCCAACTGCTTCGTCAGTGCATCTTTATTTAGCAGTAGATTGTTTTCTTCCGATCGTAAATTGCCGCCTTTATCAAAAAATGAGTGATCGTAGTTTCCGCCAGCCTTTTTGTTACTTACTGCTGTTTCAATCTCACTTATTTTGTTGAGCTTGCTTTGAACATCATTTATTTCCGCCTGAGACTGAAGCTGTATTAAATGCTTCATATCCTGGGCATAGATAGAGTATGCGGATAAACGCTGCTGCAGAGTCCGGGAACTGTTTTCAAATACTTCCCTTTGCTCATTCATTTCATAGGTGAGGCGGTTCTCAAGCAGTTTGAATATTTCATCGTTCAGCTTTTTCTCTGCATCTAGTTCAGCTTTTGTATAGTCGTGCTCTTTAGATCCTGGCTTCTTTCCCGGAGCAACTACCAACCCCGCTGCTTTGGATGCGAAGTCTTTAGCCATGTTCAGATAGTTATTCATCTGCTGCTTAACGGCTTCCATCTGTTCTTTGATCTTGGCAATATGCTCATCACCCTGCCTGATCATTTGCATTGATGCCGGTGTAGCTGGTGATAATGGATCGCCAGCAAGTGCAGTACGCCTGCTTTCAACAGAAAGAAGATCTTCCTGCATTTTCAGATATTGCTTGGCGTATTCCTGTATTTTTTGCTCTGCAGCTTCCATCAATGCTTTATTCATAAGCGCCTGGTTCAGTCGCTCCATTTCTGTGGCCACGTTACCGGTAAGTAATGCCTCCTGTGAAAGGTTACCCAAATAATCAGGATAAGTTTGCTGTAGTTCATTAACCGCACGGATCCTAATGTTCATTGCTTCTTTTGAATCCTGAGCAATTGATAATAAAACTTGCGCATGTGCATTTTCCTTCACTGCAGATGAACCCATTTCAACATCAAGTTCCCTGATCTTGTTTGCCAGCTCTTCAGCTGCTTTTGCATCTTTGGTCCATGCCTCCCATATTTTCTGACCGACCTCTATTGCTGCCTGGAATATTATCAGGTTAGCGATCATCCTTAACCCCATACGCTCCACTATGGAACTAAACTTATCTCCTACGGTTGTAGCACCCTTAATAGCAATATTGGTTTCCTGGAGTACTGCTGTCAATCTTTGTGCTTCAAGCTGCATCTCCCTGAATTCGGCGCTATCTTGTTTACCGGCCTCAACCAATCCCTGCATATTAACTTTGAGCTGGGAAAGCTGTGATGACGTTGTAGTTGTGTTAACGAAAGATGATCCGCCACCTGTACTGCTCGCCGCTTTTATTGCTTCCGCAAGCCTCAGCGCTTCAGCTTCCATCGCTTTAAACTCTTCAGTTTGAGCGCCACCTGCAGCTGTGACCTCCTCCATTTTGACTTTCAACTTATCATATTCCTCAGACAGTTTCGGATAATTACCGATATTCAATACACGGGCAAGATTGGAATCGGCATTTTCTAAAACGAATGCATGTAGCGCGTCCTTTTCAGCTATGATGGCATCCCGGCGCCTTATGTTTGCTGCAATTTCTTCATCGCTGATAGTTACGCCTTCCTTTCTAACTACGACCAGATCTTCCTGCTCACGATTCAGCAAAGCAATTTCAGCACGTGCACCGCGAACACTACCAGCCATTGCATCATTGGCCACCGCTTCAGCCTTTAGCATTTGTGTGCGTCTCTGGAGCTGGGCCCGGTTCATTGCTAATTCCGCGTTTTCCTCTTCCAACAATCCGGGATTATAAACTTTGTTCAAAGCTGTCATTGCAGCCGATACTTCCGTGATCTGTGTTTTTGTTTGTTGAAGCTCTGTAGTTAACCTGGCACTCTCTGCCGTGTATGTCTGTTCACTGATGGCGTTTTCCCGGTATTCATCCCCAAGTATTTTCAATGATTGGCTCGTAGCAGTAGATAACTGTTTCAACGCAGATAAACGTTCACCCAACTGTGCAAGTGAGCGATTATAGTCTATAATGGTTCTGCCATTTACATCGATAGCTGCTGTAAGCTTTGAAAATCCAACGATATTATCCATGGCAGCCATATTGGTTTTTCCCATAGCTGCCGTGAGTGCCGTTGTCATTTGTTGGCCAACCTGCCCCAGCTTACCCATTTCACCGGTGAGCGTTTTCATTCCGACGATCAACTCCTTATTGCTGGCAATCAATTTATCAAAAGCCGAGCTGTCGATATTGTTGGTAATATTGATAGTTCCGAGTGAGGCTTTGTTCTTAGCCATTTCCTTGAACATCGCATTTATGCGATCCAGTTGGTTATAAGTTTCCTGTCCACCAACGGTTTTAAGTTCATATATCTTGGTAATCTGATTGTCTGGCATAAAATAATTTTTAGATTTCCGGCATGTCGGTCATGAATAATAGTAACTGTGCATACTTCAAATCGTACTGCGCCAATATCGTTGGTGAAGTAAGTATACTGCTCGATGATGGGAAGCTGTTATCAACATCGGCTTGCGTCGGGTTGGTCACCTTCCAGAAAGTACACTCACAACTGTCATCAGTTAACGGTTTGTAATTGTCAATGTTGATTAGGTTGTAAACGTCTCCGTTGATGATAATGGCGTTCCTGTGTTCCCAGTTTATGACATCCCCGAGTTGCAGGCGCATCCATGGTTTATACATCTTACCGTTTCTCATCGTGGCGAGACGTTTCAAAAAGAATGATTTCATAAGGCCTGCCTGCACTGACCCTTGTATGTTTTGATCACAGTAGCTCAGCACTGGTGCCAGCTGCCCTGGAACGGTGTTCACCCATCCGGTGTAGTCCACTGCAAACATATATGGCAACTGAAACGATAGTGAACTTATACTGCTCAAAGGTTGGGTGCCTGCAGCATCTGTAATCACGTCCCATGGATCATTGTAAGTAGGAATGCCTACTCCCGCGGCATCCAATCCCCTGCCCGCTGGATCGCCCTGCCAGTCCCAACCACCTACGGCCATCTGGTTTTGCTGCCCTGAATAGAAGGCGAGCTTAGGTGTGAAAGTCTGTGTTATGGAATTCGCTGATGTATCGCTGACGTTTTCCGGTATAATGCATATCAGTTGAGGAGCCGGATAACCCAGTCCTCCAATATTGAGCCATTTTGTATGGTTATAATGCATCGTAGCAGAAAAGAAACGATTCATCATTGACCGCGCTCCTTTTTGGAACCTTTGCGGGAAAATATATCTACTCGCACCAGGTACAGCAGCAATAATACCGTTATCATTGTTGATATTGTTTAGGTTATTGGATGGCGTAGCCCATTTGTTATTCAGATAAACACTTTTGTATCGAGCGGAAAAAATATTCTGTCCTCCATCTGCGCTATCGGTCTGAAAGCTGAAATCAAACTGCATTTCCACACCCGCGAAAAGTTGCATAATATTCTCCTTAGAGATATCCTGTTTTGAAGACCAATCCAATCTCTGAGGCACAAAATACCCCGGCATCTGAGTGCCGTCAGGTAATACATAGTCATGAGTGGGCTCAATTGTAACTACCTGGCTGATGGGGTCCGTCTGTATTGACAGATTGAATGTATCTATCAGGCCGCGTAAGAAGTCAAGGAAATTGTAAGAACGAAATTTATCGTAAAACTGAAAATTCACATTGCCTCCAATCTCCACCTGCAGGCCAGTAAGCTGCAAAAAAGAATATGCCGGCTGCCAGATATTATCTGCAATGTTGGCGTCAATGTTACCCCACTGCTGAGTAACAGGATTATATTGCCATGTGCTGGCGGAAGTAGCGGACGGATTAACATTGTAATATCCGGACTGGAATACCAGGAAATTAGGATAAGATACCACAGAGCCGCTATTTGCCGCAAGGCAACGTAAACGGAATTTCAACGTGTCACCTTTACTAATATTCGATACGTAGAAATTATAAACAGTAGGTGTAGTAGGATAACCTGTCGAATCAGGATAGCGAACAGCGCCGACTAGGTTGCCACCGGTGGGCATGATGGAATTGTTTGTAACAACGGTAGGTGATCCATCAGCGAATATGTGCGTGACCTCAATGGCCATACAACAATTGTTATTAACGAAACTCTGTATAACTAATAAAAGCTGCAATTGAAATGCAGCTGTTATATTGTTACCGAAGAATGCCGCAATCTCTGCTGGCGGGTTATACACCCACTGCATTGTGCCAGTACTGTCATCAAAAGAATATAGTCCATAAGTATCAAAACCATTTGGTGGCTGTGTATTATTCATCCTAAAATGGTTATTTACTACCAGGTTCCCAGTATAAACATACTTGCCGCCGGTGGTTGCGGGCGTATGCAGTGAGCCCGTAAGCCCGTCGGTAGCCAATCCCTTGCATATCCATGAGCTGCCGTGTGCTGATGGCGTCAGTGAACCCGAGCCAGATCCGGAATAGAAAAGAACACCTCCCCATCCTGTAAGCCCGGGAGGTTCGTTTTGAGTCATGTCTTGGATGTCGCCGCAGGCCTTAAAATTGATGCCGTTAGTGATTTCGGAGTTGATGTCATAGAAATCCCCAAACGTCCACGGCATCACCAAGCGCCGGAAGTAATTCGCTGTATTTAGAAACTGGCTATTGATCGTATACCCGAACTTCCTGAATGCACGAATCAATATCCAGTATACGGAAATTGAAGGACGCAACGCATAGATGTTAACGGTTGTATCATCCGTGCCGAACGGTTGCCGGTAACGCACAGGAGCATATACGAAGTCGTGAGCCTCATTGGAATCAAACCCGCCCGTTTCGTCTGCTGGCTTCCAACTATTTTGAACTGTAGTAACATCGAAAGTATGCGGCGTAGTGCTCAGGCAATCCCATAAAGTCAAGTTTTGCATATCAATGAGCCACATTCCGGTATTGCCAAAACAACTGAAAGTATATTTTTCGGGTAACCTGGTATGTGAAGCGCTTTCTAAGATGCAGGAACCAGACATGATCACTATACCACCGACGCATATTTCACAAGGCCTGTAATTCTTATAATACTCCCCTGTGGTCATGTCCTCAATATTCGGCTGCTCGAAAGCATTGAATATTTTGGAATTGGCAGGCGTGGCTGGTACGTCTATATTTTCAGCCATAGATCCCTGCTTCTGCTCAAAGTTCTCTCCATCTTCCAAAGTGTAAGAGATCTGTAATGCAAGATCGTCTCTGCTTGATATTTCAAGTTGCTGGCCATCGACTGTTATTTGTAAGTAAGGTGTATTCATGACTATTGGCGGACTATGATATTTTCATTAGACATTATGTATTTAGCCGTGATCCGGTATTCGTAACTATTTAACCAGGTCAACGTAGGAATTTCAGTATCAACTAGTTTTATCGGGCTAAGCACTGCGCTAGCTGTGTCTGTTGGGTTATTGCTTGGAACTTCTATAAACGTCTGTGAAGAATCGAATAGTTGTTTCAATAGGTACATATCGCTTTGCAGGAACTGCCCAGTTGCAGTGTAATTGTTATTGCTCCGGACATTGTTCCTTGTCATTCCGGCCACTGTTTGGTTTAAATCAATCGGAGGCACAATCAACGGAGTTTCAGTATTTGATGACGTTACCTTTAGCGATGATTCTGTTTCGGCAAAATTAATGGCTTCCAATTGCCCCAAATAGTTCTTAAACCATATCCGTGTACGTGGTTGAGCGGGTGAGGTGAGCTGTACATAAAAACGTGGGGTAATGAACAGTGGCAAATCTACTGTCGTATCATATATCCCGATTTGATACCAATACGCATTAGCCAACAGGGTTTCAAAACTGCTATCCAGGATAAGCAGGTTTTGCACTCCGGATGGTATCAAGTAAATACTGGCATCAAATAACGTTTCTGAAGGAATTACATCTACAACATACATGCCTCCGGAATGGGAAATAAATACAGTCACTTTAGCACTGTGCGATGATGAGCCAAATAAACCTGACTTAGCAATGATAATCGGGAACTGTCCCCAGTCTTCAGCAAATACTTTGCATGCATTAGGATGCGGTACATTTTGCCCCGTTGGAACGTCATTGCCTCCGTTCTGATACGAAAGCGGAAATACCCAGGCTGTGCCTTCAATTGGAGGTGTAAGGGTCGGGTATGTCAACAATTTATGTGCAGCAAGTTGAGTTTGAAGATCCTGAATGTCTGCTTGCTGCAGAGATGCATTCACAACATAAAATGTAATTGACTGATATCCACTACCCGGTACTGGGGCCGAATCAACTGTGCCTTGAATTGGTATGGTAGCCTGTGGTGTTATGATGCCATAACTGTCAACCGTTGAATTTCTGAACTTACAATAGCATGAAGCAATTGCAGATGTTATACCGGTAACATAAAAGCTTGTGATATCCGGAATGGTTGTTGACAGATATTCTTGGCAGACAGCTTGAATATCAAAAGTCCAGACGGTTTCAATACCTACAGTCTCATAAGGTGATGATGAGCTCAGCGTCTTGTAATAAACGCCGTTGAAGTATACGTCGCAATAAACGACCGGACACGTTCCTCCTGTGCCGTCATCCACCGGCGCAAAAGCCACTGGCCGGTAAGCTGCCATGAGTTGATTAGCTGCGATGTCTGTAAAATCTCCAATGATTGCCATAGCTAAATAGTTTCTGATTTCGTTTCGTTAAATTTTTCATCAAAAATGGCATCTATGCCATTCAGTATTGCCTCATCAACCTTTGGGCCCGATTCTTTCTCTGCAGCAGCTATGAACTGAGTACGTTGACCGCTTTCGCTGTATTGATAACTGCCGGCTGTTGGCATGCCCTCTTTCTTTTGCTTCTTAGCTGTAGCGAATGCGGCGCTAATTGCTGCCTTATCACTCAAGCCCCGAAGCTTCCAGAAACTTATAAGGCCTTGTATGTATTTTGAGGTTGTAGCTCCCGTTTTCGGTCCTCCGTAAGGAATACGGTCAGCGCCTACGCCGGCATTGACAAACACCCCGTAGTAATTCATTGTGCCGGTGATGGTAGTATCGCGTCCAGTGGCTATTATGGAATATTTCAAAGAATTTTCCCATCCACCAGTGAGATGGTGGCCTTGCTTGGTCCAAACATTGACAGCTTCATCTGCAAGTATCTGTGCACCCTGCAGCATTACATTCATTTCCGCCTGTTTGGTGTCAATACTCATTTTATTGACTTTAAAAGGTTACTCATTTTCTCCAGCTGCACCAGATGTGGTTTCATTTCCTTGAAACAGTTAAGTATTCGTGACAGGCATTTCCAGCATGTGATATCTTCGTCCTTATGTGGAAAAAGGAATTCCGTATAAATAGCAAAAAGCAGCTGCATGTGTAAGTTCGTGCTAACTGCTTGTGCGTTCTCTATCGGGTCCGGCTCAACCATGAGCCGTTCGCTTCGCACCTTGTCCGGAATCTTTTTTGCCAGTTCTTTATACATTATCGTCCACAGGTAGGAGGTAAAGCAATACGTGATTTGACTCCGTTTCGTTGTGCACTGCAAGCTGGGCAATACGGTAAACGATCCCTGCCGTTCCCATCTATCTTTGAAAGCAGATCTTCCTTTGTTTGCTTTGTAAGGTCGGGCCGTGGCCTTGCGTTGGCAACGTGCCCGACCGGAATAATGTTTTTGTTCATAGCTGCTATACGTTTATCAGCGTTTCCAATGTGTTGTAATCGGTAGTCTGGTTATTCCGTGCTGGAGTTGTGCCGTTAATGTCATTGAGCTCCGAAATAGGAATTACTATTTGCTGGTCCATGCGGGCTGCATCGAATATGAAGCGGTAATCCTCGTTAGTGGTTACAACTTCCATTTTGATTGCACATGCATTTGCTGGAAATGTGTAGATATGCCCGAAGGTGTTATCTATGATCTTGATTCTACGCACAGAGGTAGCAGTTGGGCTACCTGGTGCGATCGTTTTTATTGAATATTGGAGCGCGGACATAATTATTGCTTGTTTAAAGTATTGGGTGAAAAATTAGTGACGTTGACAGTTAATGTATCGGGATAATCGGTGATGGTATTGCAGTTATCACCTTCCCATATAGACACTTCGACAGCGACGTGGCAGCCGTTTAGCTTATCCGATCCCAAGCCGGTCACGTAGTGATACTGTCGTGTGTCTTTTTCCTCATGAATTGAGCCTAAAAGATTGCCGGCCTGCAGGTACTGATATAGCGCCATAAAGAATTGATTTGCGACAATGTCTGTATCGTTCCAGTCATCCATGTATGTTTGCATGGAAAGATTGGTCTGTGTGTCCACATTCTTTATGTCATCATTGGTGTTGCGTCTGTCTAATACCAGGAAGTAGATCTGCAACTTGTATTTTGCCCATCCGCGTTGATCCGCCTTCTTCAATTTGAAAGGAGGCATCATTAATGCACAAGGGTATTTCTGGCCTTCTACGATACCGGTTAACGCATCCTGCATCAGCGTACCAAAGTTGGTAGTGTTGATGTCTGAAGATGACTTCAAACAGAAAAATCTTCCGCCTATCAATTGAGATTGGCTGAAGATATCCTTTACAATGGCGAGAAGGCCGTTTAGGTTTACCTGAGGCATGTTAAGGCATTATAATTGGTTTGTTATTCCGTACTTGATCTGTCAGGATCTTGTAGCGCTTTTTTATCGGATCGTTTAACTCAGCAGCTATCTTTGTCCATTCCCTTGCCAGATCTTGTATTGTATCCTGGATGATCACATACTCCTCATTGCTAACACCTAATTGAACCGGAGTTTTATCTTCTATGCTATTACATGCATGTCCGAAGTGCTGTAGCGGATAATCGGTAGAGTTTTCAAGCGAGTTGGTATGAAGCAACCTCAATACCTTCCAATCACATTGAGCAGTACTTTGTTTCTCGTGTGCTAAAGCTTTAAGCAGCCATTCATTAAATGTGTCCGGAATAGAATCAGAGGGAAATTTATTTTGCTCGAGAGCGAGTTTCATTTCAACCTGTTCCTTGTGATTAAGCTCGACTATTTGTGCCTGCTGACGCTGTGATAACATTTTTTGTTGCATATCTATTTTTGGTTTGATTCATAATAGGAACTGACTATATCGTTGAGCTCCTTTTTTTGTGACGCGAATATTAAAACATCGTAAAGCTTTTCTTCTTTCACATTCTCAACGGCGCTCTTTCCGTTATGCCGTACAAACTGTGGCTGTTCGGCAATGAATGAGAGGAACGTTATCCATCCCCATCGGTCGAAGTGCTTTGCTGTGTTGATTCCCTTAACAGTAGATCTATGGAAGACTGAAAATTGATCATATAAGTATTCAGAATGCCGGTCAAAAAAAAACCTACCGCAATGGCGATGTCCATGGGTAGTTTCAGCATTAGTTTTATTCGATCGCTATTGTCTGCAACAAGATACTCAGTGAATGGTTCTCCAGGCTTACGTAAGTAGATAGCACAGAGATAAGGCAACGAATCCCATTTACCTTTACCGACCTGGTTCATCTGCCTTACAATCTCCTTTGAATGAAGGAACTCATTGAAAGTGATCTTGCTTGATGCTATCAGCTCCGGAGAACTTAACACCCATGTTTCACCTTCGAATTCATATTCATTCTTCAAAACAACTTCCTGCTCCTGTTTAAGTAACGGCTGGATATGGTCGTTGTAAATGGTAAGTAGAGATGGAATATCAACATATCGGCGAATTTCCTTTTCATCAATCTCCGTAAAAAAAGAAAAAGACCTGATAGCCATATCAAGATGCCAGATATTGGATTCTGCTTCACGATCGAAGGCATTATCTATCTTGGATATCTTCCCGGCCAGCTCGTCAAGTTTCCTACCATGCTGCTCATAAAACTCTATGCGCTTGGCAAGTGTGATCTCTAACAAGCTGCCCGGGAAAGAATATTCAGTGTCTTGATATTTGAAAATCATTACTTTTTGGTTTTGTTGTCTGCCGTTGCTGGTTTCTTGGTGATCGCCTGACCATCATCGACATTTTCCTTTTTGTCGGCATCTTTTTCCTCATCTGTGGTCGGCTTGGCATCAGCGACTACCTCTGGAGCCTTTTCACCTTCAGGGTTGTCAGCCTTTGGCGCCATCTTGATAATAGTTTCCTTCATATTTTCGACGAAAGCAACATCAATGATCGCCGGCTCAGTTGCAGTAACGTTCAAACCAACCTTCTTAGCCAGGGCACGAAGTACTAATTCGTTATAGCTGTCCATCAGCTCTTCAGGCTCCAGTACTTTGAAATCGTCCATTGCTAACTCAAGGAAGCCCTCCAGTTCCTTTTCCTCATCTGTGGTCGGCTTGGCATCAGCGACTTTCTTCACTTCCTTCCGTGTTATAGGAACACCGGCAATATGTGTTAGGAATTGTGGCGTTTTAACTTCACCACTACCGGAAGTGGCATCAAACTGCATCTGTATGCCAGCAGAGTGAGCAAAACCATTTGCAAGGCGCTGTAAAGTATTGATCGCCCTTATTTGCAGTTCCGGCGTATCGGCAAATATTTCTTTTATTTCATTCTTTGCCGAAGTAATTACTTCAATCGCACGTAGCGATCTTTCCTTATGAGTTTCTTTGGACATATACAAATTTTTGGTAAAAATAAATCAAATTGATTTACAAAAGAATCAAAATGATTTATATTTTTGCATTGCGAGGTAGAGCAGCGGTAGCTCGGCGGGCTCATAACTCGAAGGTCACCGGTTCGATCCCGGTCCTCGCGACGATTTGTTTAACCCCAAATTCACAGTAAAAGTGTGGCAGCAGAAAGCACCTTAACCTGTGCTTTTGTTTTTTAATATTCAGACCTGTATCGATCATCCCGCTCCCGTTCAGCTTCATTGCCTGAAGTACTGTTGATGGTTCCTTTCCTGCTCAAGCGCTGTAAGGCCTGAGCCAACACGTCTGCCAGATCCGCGAAGTCACCATTAGGAAAGAACAAGATACCCTGTTTACTGTCATTGTAGATCATATCGGCCATAGATGCCCGGATATAAACCATTCCAGATTCGGCAATCGGTGTGGCCATGTTTGCCCTGGCTATCTTGTCACCACCACGAACAGGTATTTCAATTGCAGGGATGCCTGCTTCCACCAATGTCTGTTTTGCTGACTTGCCGGAAGCCTTTGCCTCAATATAGTGCGGAGCGTCTTTCGTTTTCATCCATGGTATAAGCTTCGGAAACTCTAACCACCTCCAGCCGATATCATCAATATAGATCTTGTTATTGATTTTACCTGCCGCAATGTACGCACTGGCCGAATTGGTTTCTTCCTTCGTATATGCAAGATCCCAGTCAGTGCCGTATTGTGTCATAAACTTTTTGGACGGGAATTTCTCATCAGGCACCTCGATAAACCATTTCTGCCATATCAAACCACCGGCAGGCACCGGGCGCTGATCTATCTGACCTGCATATCCAGCGGAACCAAGTTGTATTTTGAGCTCATCGAGTACTGTTTGACCTAACCTGCGTTCATCCAGATAACCGTTTTTATATTTATCCTTCAGTTCTATGGGTGAGATATTATCTCCGACCGTGCCAGGCAGGCATATGTGACGCACTTTCAACCCCTTCTTTCGCTTCTCCAGCATGTGGCCGGTAGGATCATTGGTTAACAGTCGCTGCATTATCAGGATGGTAGGTGTCACCAACTTATCAACCTTACGTGTGGAAAGGGTATTGTCAAACCACTTGTTTGCTGTTTCCACTTCCTGTTTAGATGCCATCTGTTTTGTATTCAATGGATCATCTATCGTGATAATGTGTGCGTGTATACCTGTAACACCTGCTCCAACGGAAGTAGACAGGCGCTGACCGTTGCATGTGGTTTTGTAATCAGTCTTTCCATTCTCGTCACGCTTGATGATGACTTCAGGAAAATAGGCCCTGTATTTTGAACTCAGAATGATATCCCGTGACTTGGTTGAGTTGGCTACAGCAAGATCACCACCGTAAGAGCCGGTAATATGCCTGAGCGATGCATCACGTGTCCACGACCAGGCAGGAGCCATTACAGAGACAATTGTTGTTTTACTTGTACCTGGAGGGATATTGATAACGAGATCGTGCAGTTTTGGTAATCGGCCGGTACGTTTTCCCTGTGCATCAAAGTGCATGAAGACACGCTCATATATTTCCTGCACTTCATCACAAAGGACCTCCATGTGAAAGTTCCATTCCAATTCCTCAGCGATTGTAACGTCCCAGAACTCTCTCACGAAATAGGACAACTTGCGGCGGCACATCGTGGCGGCTGCTTTGTGTGGGTTGATTCGTGGGAGCTGATCAATCATTTATTTTACGGGCGGCAGCGATAGCCATTAAAACATCATCGGAAAGTTTTTCATAATCAACATCATCTTTATCATTGCTGACGATCACTGCAGGCGGGAGATAATCTTCATCAGCAGGAAGGTAAGGTTTAGGCATGACCACATAATGACCTTTGAGCCTGCTTATTTCTTTTTCGTATTGTAAGATGGTATTGAGGCCTTTAGGTGTTTTCTTTTCCTGGGCGTTCATTCCGTTGATGCGGCCCATTAAACGCCTGATCTGGATTTTCTTTTCATCGTCAATACTCATTTCTTCCTCTTTCAACCATAACAGACGGGCTGACTTTATCATCCTAAAGGCATGCCGTTCTGATTCACACCAACCTTGAGCAATAACCTGTTGTTTTATCACGGTTGTAGAATGGCCGTCAATAATCCACTGCTGAATTACTAAAAGCCTTCTTGACATTTCCAGATCATCAGCCCGTGATTTCTTTGCCATATCAATTACCGGTAGGAATCATTCGATTGATAACAGCTATGTAGCTGGCGAGCTGGTGGATGCGATCACGCAGCTTAATGGCTTCCATTTCACGCATCTTTCTGATTTCCGTGTCCTGTTCCTGAATAGGATTGCTATTGTCATACGCCTTTAAAGCATCACTGTTGATTTTTAATTCATCGTTTAGATAGTCGATGATGTTTTGCTTAATTTCAGCCATAAGTGCTATTTTTTCTTTTGATTCCATCTACAGACCATTTTTAGGGCTGTAAATGTAAATAATTTGAGCGGCAAGGTCGATTCGAACGCCATCTCTAGCCCGGAAGGCTAGCACTCTACCAATTGAGCTATTGCCGCTTGTTGTTTTGGGTATTGCTGAGCCAATGACTTACAAATTGTTTTAATTTCTACTGATAAGGGGTATAGATACTTACGCTTTCCTTTGGTGTATACCAGTTCGGCATTAGGATCTTTATACAAACGGATCCATTCAATGTTTTGCTTCCAGCCGCGCTTCGCAATTGTGCGGCCGTGGGTTACCTTTCCATGAATACGGAACTTTGGCGTACCGCCGTTTTGCTCCATCAGTCCTTCATAAATCCAGTTGGTGGCTTGGTATATTGTGCCTATATGCTCCTGATCACAGTCAGCGTAGGAAACAATAAGCCTGAGCAATGGATTGTGCTTTTTCAGCAGTTTAATTGACAATGCCAGCGCTTTTGATGTGCTTTCCTGTTTGCCATTGAGGGCCATCCGGACCAGTTCGCACACCTGGCCCTGTTTTAAACCGAACTTCTTTCCCTGATTCTGGTTAGCACCTGGAGAGTAAACGATACACCCACACCATTCGCCGGCAGCATTGTAAACGTTAAACGAACACAGCGCCATAGGAATAGCCTTTGCATAATGAAAATGCAGACAGGAGTATTTTACCGCTTCGTATGACGCTAACGTTAATTTCATATCTCACCAAATGATACTGAAGAAAAAGCCCCGGGGAACTTTGTTTTTAAAATGTCGTCTATAAGTGGCATTGCCGCTTCCAAATCCTGATAACTACCAAAAGTGATCTTCATCGTGGCCGGCTTCGCTTTTGGTTCACCGTCCAAATCGGGAGGTATAGGCATAAGAGCCTCAAAGTTTATGGCAGGAATAGAAATCTGTTCCAATATCTCAGCGACAGACAATTCATTCAAAGCAATGAAATTCTCCATTCCGAGCGGGGTGATCTGGGCGTATGACGAACTGAAGATAAGGACCAGCTTTGCAGCTTCCTTTTTGTCCTTACAGTTGATGAAGTTGGCAGGCAGCATATCAGGAACCTTTATTCCGTCTGCAATCAATTCCTCCAGTATCAGGGTTCGGTGTTTCCCATCCAGGCAATAGACAACCCCGTCCGTATCTTGCCATACCTTAAACGGGTCCGCAAACTCGTTTCCGAGCAATGAATTCTTAAGTTTCTGACGTTCAGGCTTCGGTAATTCCTTAAAGTCATCCTGCTGAATGAATTTAAGTTCACGCCATGCAATTTCTTTACAATATAAGAGGCGAGAAGATATTTGCGTTGTTCCAGGTTGCTCGTGTTCCATGACTACTGACATAAAATGACACACAAAACTAACAAATCATTTTGATTTACGTTGAAGGAGCTAACACAGTAAATTTATTTTAACGTAACGAAGCGGGACGCACAAAGTTTTGGGGTGTATTCAGGCACGATTATTTCCCCTTTTGTTATCGGTTTCCAGTGTTTTGAACAGAAATAGTAGTGAGTTGTACTATCTATCCAACCTCCGCGATAACCTTCATTTGTGTATCTGATTTTGACTGGCCAGTAGTAATATGGGGTAATTCCGTAATCGCGAACTGTAACGCAACCTTTGCACCCAGGAACTATACAATGCCATTTTACAGACTTATGCGGTAGTAAAGGTAAATCCGTTTCCCTGACATCCATGTCACGTATGATCTGAGCGCATTGTTTACACATAATCTGATGGGGGGCTCTGTTTGTGTGGTGTAGCCGTCCACTCCGTTCCCGCTTAACCCGCTTCGCTATCAAGGAGTCTACGACGATTATGTCTGCCCTTCCGTAGGTTTCCCATAATTGGGATGGGTGAGAAAACGGCACGTTGGACTCCGTTCTATCTCTCTGGTATCGAGAGCAAATGTATAAATCATTTTGATTTAAACAAAAATCCCGGTACATGAGCACCGGGATTTTTAATCACACACAAAGAGGATTGTACTTACTAAGCTGTCGCAGGAACCGGCTCATATTCCGCAGTGAAGCTGGCCGCATCCGTCACAACAAAAACTTTATTTATGGCATCCCAAACGATATAAGCATCGTTTTGTTTCACATTCGTAACTGTACCGGTGCCATCGGCATTTAAACTAATATTTGCGGTATCATCCTCCCCTGACCATTGCAATTGCGGGGCATTAGGTAGGCCGCTCACTTCTTTCATCCATCCCTCCAGCACGTCTTCATCACCGGTATTCAGCATCGCACTCACTTTGTCAGGCGGGTTTTTCAACTGGAATAAAGTTGCAGCGCCCAGGAGGACACTCCCCATCAGCAAGCTCTTAGGAACTTTGACGGGATCGCTTTTCTCTACAGCCTGGAGATACGCGATCTCTGCATTTACCGAAACTAGCGCCACCGTTGCGGTAGTTGCTGGCTCAGCTTTAACAACGTGTTTTGTGGTTGTCGATGGGTAATCGTGTGCTGTTCCCGCACAGAAACCAACGCTACTGCATGCCAGAAGTGCACCGGCGAGTAGGAGGACAATTTTTTGTTTCATTTGACTGAAATTTTTGGTTAAAAATGAATGAATACAAATGTAAATCAATTTGATTGCAAAACAAATCAAAATGATTTCACGTGGAACATTCTTTTTAACTAGCTGTCACCGTTACAGGCTTTGTAACACTTTTTCCGCTGAAGGTGTATAAAATATTGACCGTACCGGCAGCTACGCCAGTAACAATACCATTGGAGTTGACAGTTGCGGTCGCGGTGTTGGCACTGCTCCATGTTCCGCCTGGGTAGCTGTTCGACAATGCTAAAGTCTTTCCGACAATCACGGAATTGTTTCCCGCTATTGGAGGAAAGATGACAGATTTTAAAGGGTTGTCAGGGTCGGCAACAAAGGGATCTACTGTCTTTAAGTATCCGCTACACACTGGGCAAATGGTTTGAATGTTCTTTGCCGGGCCCACCATGATCCAGCCGGTAGCATTCCCTGCGTTATCCGCACACCGGAGACAATTGTTAGTTACGCCGGCATCTGATTGCATGGCTGCTATTGCTGCCGAGATGCTGAGATTGGTGTATTTGCTTTGAACTTCCAGAAGATCAACTGGCCGTATGCGGGTAATGTTTGGCATGGCAAATCATTTTGATTGCAAATGTATCAAAACATTTTCATTTGAGGGGCGCCATTCCTTTGAATTATTATTTCGTCTGTCACTTCCTGAATGACATTTATAGATGACTGCCAGAATTCATTGCTATAGATCAGTTTTTTATAATTAGAGTTGTCTGGCACAAGGCTTTCAATATAGTTGCAGAGATCCCGCTCACTTACTTCAGATATGGATTGGTCAGCATTGACCAACCTTTTAAGCGCAAAATACAGCTCCGCTTTATACAGATGTCGTGATTCGA